TGTCACATCACATTCCCCAATAATCCAACCTGTTCCAGCCAGGGCAAGTCTGGCAGCTTCCTCGATGGTGGAATCCGTAACAGAAAAGGTCATCCACATCTTCTGTTGCAGATCTTCCAGGTTCAGTACGGCCACAATCTCCGGAAATGAGTCTGAGGTAGCCGGCACCTCTTTGATGACATACTCGTCATCTCTGGTCTGAATATACATTTCATTTTCCAGGCTGTGATACCTGGCCAGATACGTGAAAGAAAGCGTTTTATCACCAGAATCCACATCACTCTCTATCTTGCAATCCCTATACTTTACAAGATGGCCTATGGCATTGTGGCTTTTATCAAATAATTTGAGCATGTGCTCACCTCTTTACTATTCTTCCAGCATAAAGCTCATAATCATCATCTGCTCGACAGATGGCACCGTGTAACGTTCTGCATCTTCACAGCGCTCTATTACTTCCGGTTTTACTGTTCGGATTTCAATTTCTACTTCGGAATTCATCAGCTCTTCATATTCTTTTTCAAAATTCTCACGATTCCCGCCTGTCATGGAAAACTGTTTCACTTCAGCACCGTTTAGTACACTGTCCAGCATGATCGGTTCTCCGGCTTCATCCTTGTCAGCATACTGCCGGCACAAACGGATACGTTCTTCCTCGATCCGTTCCGTCTCCTTCTGAAATTTCTCAATATTATAGGCAAGGGCATAGGACAGCCTGGCCGGAAAGGTTGCTGTCAGAAGCATTCTCATCCCATTCAGCTTTTTGTTAATCTCATTTAATTTAATTTTCATGATCTTCTCCTCTACATAAAACGAGGACGGAATCTCACCTTCAGATCCATCCTGTTATTATTTACTGTAATTAAATTGTCTCCTGGAAGCAGCACTGGAAGCGTCCAGATATCAACATCCTTGGCTTTCTGTTCCCCATCCTGTGTGATCAGGCCAGTCTCTCCATCCAGGGTAACCGTCTGTCCTGTGGACAGTTCCCGGATCTCTACCGGCAGGTCCTCACCGGTATCAGGATCCCGGCAGACTCCAGTCAGGGTAATCGATGCAGCGCCCGTCTTCGGCGTAATCTCAATGATCACCGGTGTGAGGATGTTTCCAGCATTCCGGACGGACATCTCCATCTGTCCAGAAAAAGAGGATACTGCTTCCGCCCCATACTCATAGCAGTCAAAAACCAACGTCAATGTATGCCATCGCTTCATCACTTTTTCATCATGAGAATAGCTGCTCAGGATCCCATAGAACTTATGGGTAAAACCATCCAGAGCCATATCTGCGGGTTCCAGAAGCCTGGATAAAATCTGACTGCAACGTTCCAGGATTGCCGCCCTGCCTCCGTCTGTCTTGATGAGCAATACAACGGTCATCTTTTTAAAGCCGGTGTCATTGGAAAAAATAACCGGAATCGGACTCCCCCGGTTCCACTCACTTTTATTGCTGACGGAATGAAATCCCGGTGTCACATTCCACTGTTTCGCATCGGCATTACTGATATCCCATTCATTAATCTTCATCGTCTTCCTCCCCGGCTGTTCCGTACTGCGACAGCCGCACTTTCCTGGCTGATCAATGGCTGCATCACCCCGCAGAGCACGCCCGTGTCTGTCACCATCTGCATATTCTGGATTGCTGCCACCATGTCCTGGATTCCATCCAAAGCCTGCTGTAGAACCGTGGTGATTCCAGTATTGTCCACATTTATCACCGGCGTCTGTGGCTGGGTCTGCTCAATCAGATTGTTAAGTTTCGTAATTCCCGCAAAACTCAATGTGCCTACATTCGCCTGCAGGTTTTCCTGCTGACGCTGCATCTCTTCTTTGGCTGCTTCCATGGTTTCCTCCATCAGCTGCTCCGCACTCTGTACGGCTGCCTGGGTTCCATCGGCGATTCCTTCCCCGACCCCCGCCGAAATTTGCACGCCGACCGCATCACGAAAAAGACGGCTCGGGCTATGGATGTCCGCCGCATCCTGCATGGCCCGCTTAATGGAATCCACCACATCCTGGGCAGCCGAATCAATCTTACTCTGATCCATAAGTCCCTCCAGGATACCGCTCAGCGTGTTTTCCCCCAGGATCTTACCCTCGTCCGGAAGAGTGGATAGTCCCGTCGTCAGCGTATTGGAAATCTTGGTCGTGCTCTTATAAATCTCCACAATGTTCTGTGGTTCTTCTGAAGCGTTCCTGATTCCCTGGATCAGGCCGGCCACAGAGTCGGATCCAATCGTATTGGCCTGTGTTACAAGGTTTTTCAGCTCGTCAGACAGGCCGGTGTTCAGTTCGTTCAGTGCCGCCTTATAATCTGCCGACAAAGTTTTCAGCTCCGCCTTGGCTTCTGCACGCAATTCTGTGATCTCCTGATTTGTCTCTTCCCGGAGGGATTCATTTTCCTTGACCGCCTGGGACTCAGCCAGTGCATTCTTCTGCTCCCACAATTTTTCATATTCATCCAGCTGCTCCGCGGTCATCTGGTTGAGGGAGTATATGGACGCTGCCGCATCCGGCCCCATGCTCTGTAGTTCTTCCATCAGGCTCTCGGAGAGGCCCTTCTGTCCAAGTTCTTCCAGCTGCTGCTCCCACATGGTCAATCCCGCCACCTGTGTCTTCAGGTTATAGAGCAGGGTATCTGCGTCATATCCCGTGGAATCCCAGGCTTCAAAGAGATTCATAGAAGAAAGGATGTCCTCTTTCCGGCTCTTGACCGCATCCTTATAGGCATCCTGAAGTTCCTTTATATTTTCCTCCAGTTGCTCGTTAATCTCCTGCGTGTTCTTCTGATAATCTTCATCTAGTTCCTGCAGCTGATCATAATATTCCTGCTTGGCTTCCAGATATTTGTTATCCGCCTCAATCCGTTCATCTGTCCCCTGCTTAAACTGTTTACGGGCAATGTTCCAATATTCCGTCTCCGCCTTGGCTGAAAGCTTGTAATAGGATTTGTAGCTTTCCAGGATCTTGCTCTGTGTGTTGGCGGTTTCCGTGATCTTGGCCTGTTTTGCCTCTTCCATTTGTTCAGAAAGTGAATTGATTTCCTTCGTCGCATCATACCAGGCCTGTGTTCCACTCTTTAACTGCTTGCGGACGCCCACCCAGTAGGCCTTTTCCTGCTGCAGGGACATATCATGCAGCACCTGGTAGTTGGACAGGTATTTTTCTGCTGCAGAATAGATCTCACTATAGTAGGTCTCCGCTTCCTTTTTAACCGTTTTTTTATTGTCCCCTGAGCCCGTCGTGGTGGTCTTAGACACACCAAAATTACTGAGCACAAGCTTCGTCATGTCTGTGCCAACTGCAGATTTCAGATTCAGGACATTGAGTTTCTTAACGATGTTGTTATAAGCCTCCGTGCCCTGCTTGGTATGCTTCTGGATCTGCTTCCAGTAGTATATTTCATCCTGGATGGAAACCTTCTGCTTGCTCTTATACTTTGTCAGCCAGGAGGTTGCCTTTGTAAATACGGTACTGGACATCTTTTCTGCCTGTTTTCCCGCCAGGGAAGCACTGTCTTTGATACCAAAGGCAAAACCGGTTCCAACCTGCTTACCAACTTCATTCTGGAATTTCCTGGACGGAGAATGGATGCCAAGTGCGTTCTTAGCAGCTTTCAAGGCACTTGTGGCCATATTTACGACGGCCGTCACTACACTGCTCTTCCCAGCATAAATACCGGATTCCATACCAGAGGTCATATTCCGGCCAGCCGCATAAAAGCTCTGATAATATCCGGATGCGCCTCCATACGCTGCGGATCCAATGGAACTTCCGGCCGAGCTGGCAGAACCTCTTATGGACAGAAGGCCTTCCACATATCGGTTTCCGGATGTTCCGCCCGCCGAAGTATGTGCAGACTGCTGCTTACTATAAGCTTCTGTGACCGCTGCCGTCAGCAAGGAACCGGCTGTGGATGCTGCGTCCTTCTTGCTCTGCAGGCCTTCCACATATCGGTTTCCGGATGCTTCTCCGGATGTCTTGCTGCTCTGCTGGGCACTGGAAAACACTTCATCTGCCGCCTTCAGGATCTCCCCCGCTGCATTTTCAATCTTTGAGGATTCCGCTGACATTCCTGCAGCGGTTTCGTCCGTCCAGGAATTTCCAATAGACTGGAAGTCTGTCTTTTTTCCTTCCAGCTTGCTCAAATCCAGCTGATCTACCGCCGCATCCAGCACCTCCTGGAAACCTTCCGCCATGACTGTACCCAGCGTTTCACCTGCTTGACGGTAAATCTCTTCATACTCACCAATTTTGTCTGCACCTGCCTGCAGCACGGTGTCCAGTGTCTCCTGGATGAGCTCCGTCCCCTCACTGAGCCCTTCGGCAGTCTCCGTCATGACCTCGCTGGCCTTGCTTTTATAAGTGCCTGAGGCTTCGCTTACCTTGGATGCTCCGGCATTCATGCTGCTCTCCACTGCGTTTGCCACTTCATCCGTTTTGGCTCCGTCTGCCAGGGCCGTCTGCAGGTTTCCGCTTTCTGAAGAAATCAATGCAACCAGCCGGCTGCAGGCGTCCACCGCATCCTGTCCTCCATATTCAATCCCCGCCCTCAGATCCTCCGGAATATTAAGTCCGGCTTTCTCTGCAATCTCGACCAGGCCTTCCAGAGTTCCCTGGATCGTTCCGTTCAATTCCGCAATGGCTGATTCCGGAGAAATTTCCCCGGATTCAATTCCATCGGCAAGGCCATCCGGGATCTGCACGCCACATTCCCGGGCTGCCTCAATGGTATTCTCCAGTTCTGTTCTTGTGGCTTCCGGCAGGGCTTCCCATCCTTCTGCCGCATTGGAAACGGCGGTGTCAATGGAATCCCGGAGATCTGACCAGTCAATCTCTGTGGATCCCAGTTCTCCCATGGCCAGCTCATAAGCCGTCTGGTTGGCCGCACCTGCCTCAGCAATCTCATCCGTCATGTCGAAGTATTCCATGTAACTGTCAGAAGCTTCCCGGAAGAGGTCCTCCCAGTTATCCTGACTCATGGTCTTGACCATGTGCTCCAGCAGATTCGCCCCTTCCAGGCCCATATCTTCAATATAGCGCATGAATTCCGGCGAGATCGTATTCCCAACCTCGTCCTTAATCTTAGCCAGGTTCTCTTTATACTGTGCCAGACCGTCTACGTTGGACTTGATGGCTTCCACAGTCTCTTCAAAGGTAACATCTGTGCCACCCTCGAACTTGTCGAACAGGGAAAACTTATTCTGCAGATCGGACTGGATTTCTGAAACATACCCGTTATAAGCTTCCAGAATGGATCTGGCCGCTTCTTTCTGGGCCTCTGCGCCTGCCTTCGCCGCTTCCTTCTGGGCTTCGGACAATTCTTTTGTGGCGTCAGCAGCGTCACCTGCTGCGTCTGTGGCTTCCTCCTGGCTGTCTGTAAGATCATCTGTAGACTCTTCTGTCAGCCCAAGCTCTTCTTGCAGTTCCTCATAAGCACCCGCTAAGACGTCAACCTGTTCCTGGGCTTTTTCGTACTGTTCACCAGCCTTTTTCTGGGCTTCCCTGGCTTTTCCTACTTCTCCGGTTGCTTCTGCCACCTCATCGGAATAATCTCCCATATAGCTATTCTGGGCGCCAATCGTTTTATTGTTTTTCTCTATTGCCGTATTATACTTTTCTTCTGCTGACGTTGCTGCAGCGTTCGCTTCTGCTGTTGCAATCTTTGCCTCTGATAATGCTTTATATGCTTCGGTCTGTGCTTCCATCATTGCCTGCTGCAGGATAAGCTTCTCTGCATTTTCAAACATGGAAGACATTTCCTCATTCGTAATCGTGAACTTTCCATTAACCTCGTCATATGCTTCCGCCAGACCCGGTACACTGTCTCCCAATGCCTCAATGGCGTCTTTGACCTGATACTGTTCGTAAGCATTCATTTGTTCCTTCTCATTCAGATCCAGAAGAAGTTCTTTGTAGGCCTCCAGCTCATTGACATTGGAATAGGCGTCAGCGGTAAGGTTTTTGGAGCGCTCCAGAGTTTTTTCAATCTCATCTGTAGCTGCCGAAATATCACTTATAAAGGTCTCCAGCTCTGTTTTCTGAGGGTTCAGTGCGTCTGTGATTCCATTTATTCCATCAGTAACTCCCTGCACCACGGATCGTACCGGACCATCTATATAATCATAAAGCGCTATGCCAAGTCCCTCTACTGCGGAATTATATGCAGCAATGTCCCCTGACAGGTTATCGGTCATGGTTGACGCCATGTCCGAGGCCGCTCCATCACATTTTTTCAGTGCTTCGGAGTAATCATTAAAAGACTGTCCGTTTTTCGTTGCCTGATCACCCAGTCCGGACATGACCGTCTGGAATTTGGAATACTGGGACGTACCGGCAATCACCTTGGCAAGGTTTGCCTGTTCTTCCTGTGTCAGGTCTCCCCAGATTCCAGCACAGCCATTCAGAATATCGGACAGGCTGTTCATGTTTCCATTGGTATCATAGATCTGGACACCATATTCTCCAAGGATGTCCGCACAGTTCTTGGTATTGGTCGCCAGACGGGTCATAATGGAAGAAAGGCCGGTTCCGGCTTCTCCGCCTTTGATACCGGCATTGGCCATGACCATCAAGGCTGCCGTGGTATCCTCCACGCTGTATCCCATGGAGGAAGCGGTTGCCGCACAGTTTTTGTATGCTTCTCCGAGTTGCTCCACATCCGTGTTGCTGTTGGCCATGGCGTAGGCCATCTGGTCCACAAACTTTGTGGAATCATCCGCCGAAAGTCCAAATGCCGTCAGATTATCCGTTACAATATCGGAAGCACTTGCCAGACCCATTTGTGCTGCCGCCGCCAGGTTAAGAACGCCATCCACACCAGAAAGCATGCTCTGTGTGTCCCATCCGGCTAAAGCCATATAAGAAAAGGCGTCTGCTACTTCAGACGCCGAAAACTGTGTGTTCCGTCCCAACTCCTGGGCTTTGGCTGAAAGTTCCTCTAATTCTGAACCTGCAGCACCAGAAAGTGCCGCTACATTGGACATGGAGGATTCAAAGGAACTACCGACTTCAACAATTTCTTTCGCGGCTTCCACTGCCTTCTGTCCGAGATTCTGAACTGCATCTCCAGCAATATCCATAATTTTTGTAGCAAATGCAGTCTTAATTTTATCACTCCACTCAGTTACT